GCTTGGTGCCGCGACGCGGCGTCGGCGTCAGTGACGGAGCCTTGGAACTCGTATTTTCGGTCGCGCGGTTGCGCACTGCCGCCATTGTTTTGACAACCACTGGTTCAATCCCGACCGCCAGCATCCCTGCGTCGGTCACCACCAGCGTGGTGCCATGACCATCGCCAGTTTCGCGCCAGAGCGGCTCGCCCTTGCGCATGTCGGCATCGACTTCTTCGAGCCAACCCCGCGCGATCATGTTGGACACGGACATCTTCGCGGCAGCGCCGTGCAACCCCTCAGGCAAGGGCAGCGCCAGATTGTCAGGGCGGTTCGCGGCGCGTGTTAGTATGAGGGTTTGGGTTTCGCTGAGTTTGGGCATCTGGGCCTCCTGTCTTAATTGGGCGAATTTGGTGTTGTGTTCAGTCTGCATCTTCTGTCGCAGCCGCGACGGCGAAATGCTGGACCCAACCGTTCAGGTAGGGCTGCCCTGTGGGGATCCCCTCATCACGCTCGGTCTGGCGGCTGATGCGCCAGTCCTGCCAGCGGCGGATTGTGGACGTTATGGCGGGCACGAGCCCAATGTTGCAGCCCATCATGTTGCCGATGACGTCATCGGCGAAGTGGCGGCCCATGCGGCTGTCGAGAAAGTCGCGAATGCCGATTATCTCGTCTTCGCTGTCCGCGCGGATGGCCTTGGCGATCATGCCTGAGGCCAGCATCCAGACCTCGGCGCTGGGGCGGTCGCGTAGCGGGCAAACGGTCATGGTGCGGAAGAAGCCGTAATCCTCGTTGCGGCTGGGCAAAGTGGCTGTGGCAGTCATTGACTAGCACTCCATTCAACCCAGCGGCCTTGCGCGAACACATAAGTGTGGCAGAAGTCGCATCGCGGTTCAGGATGGATCACCGGCCCGCGGGGCGGAACGTAGCAATCGAGCGCGTCATTGCTGACGTGGCGGATTTCACGGGCGGCAAGAATGTCGTCCGGCGTCCAGTTGGCCAGCGCTGGCAGCATGTGTGAGGGGTAGCCGTCGAAATGGCAGTACACGTGCGCCCATACGTTGGGCCCGGTCTGGATGGCGATTTGTGCGCGGGTGCTCATGGTCTGTCCTCCGTCAAATCAGCTTCAGGTCGGCCAGCACCGCGCAGGCGGCAGCAAGCTGAGTGGTCGGCAGTTCGATCTTGATGTGGCTGATCACGTCCGAAGCCTCGGCGGTGATCCCGTCATCACGCAGCGCTGTCCCGATGGCCGCGGCGATGTCATCAGGACGGCTGCGGTCGAAATGGTCGGGCAGTGCGGCATGATCGATGCGAATGGTTGTGGTGGCGGTCATGATACTGCCTCTCAATTTTGCTGGTCGATCATGGCGAGAATGGCGATTGCCATCCCGCCGAGGTATTCGCTGCGGCGAAAGACAATGTCGTCGATCTCTCCAGCGCTGGTGATGGTGGGATCGACTGCCAGACTGTCTGCCATGTGTGGCATCAGGCGTTGGGCTTCAGCGTTGTAGCGTTCTGCAAGGGTCATGGTTTTGTCTCCGGTCAGGCGTGTTTGCGTGCGACCAGATTCGCTCTATCGCGGAGTGTAATCAACTCAATTAGATCGTTATTTCTGTTTATTTCCAATGCTTTGAGGTCAAACCAATCGCCATGGAAGGACTGTCTGAACGCGCCTATGCCGAACGCACGGGCCTGTCGCGTGGGGCCGTGCAGAAGGCTCGTAAGAACGGCCGGTTGGTGCTGTTTGCAGACGGGTCAATCAATGCGCAGGCATCGGATGCACGCCGGGGTGCGATGACAGATCCGGACCAGCAGATGCGCTCGCGGGGTGGGTTAGGCGCTGGGGGTGATGGTGGAGTGATCGGAGGCGGCAGCGTCTCAGGTCCTGGCGACAGCACGTCCTATCTGAAGGCGCGCACGGCGCTGACGGTCTACCAAGCCCAGGAGCGGCAACTGTCGATCCAGCGCAAGAAAGGCGTACTGGTCGATCGCGCACGGGCGGAAACGCTGGTGTTTCGACTGGCGCGCCAGGAGCGCGACACTTGGGTCACCTGGCCCACCCGCGTATCCGCCCTGATGGCCGCGCAATTATCCGCAGAGATGGAGAAGGTATCGGGGGTGCCCGTGACAATCGAGACTGCGATCCTGCAAAGGGTGCTGGAAACCCATGTCCGAGAGCAGCTCAACGCCCTGGCAGATCTCCGCGTCTCACTTGAATGAAGGAAGTGATGGGAATGCTGATCAGGGCCTGAACGATGGCGAGCTGACCGAGGGCCTTGATCTCGGCTTTGATGGCGCCGAGGACATCCTGCGTGTCTGGCGGCGTGGCATACGGCCCGATCCGGACCTGACAGTGTCGCAATGGGCGGATGCGCATCGCAAACTGTCATCGCGGGCCTCGGCCGAACCCGGACAATACCGCACATCGCGAACGCCATACCTGCGCGCGATCATGGATGCGCTGTCGCCCGGGCATCCGGCACAGCGCATCACGTTCATGAAGGCCGCCCAGGTTGGGGCGACGGAGGCCGGCAATAACTGGATCGGCTTTGTCATCCATCATGCGCCAGGGCCCATGCTTGCGGTGCTGCCCACAGTCGAGATGGCCAAGCGCACATCGCGCGGCCGGATTGATCCGCTGATCGAGGACAGCCCCGCGCTGAAAGAACGGGTCCAGCCCGCGCGATCCCGCGATGCAGGCAATTCGATGCTGTCGAAAGAATTCCCCGGCGGCATCCTGGTGCTCACCGGGGCGAACTCGGCAACCGGCCTGCGCTCAATGCCCGCGCGCTATGTGTTTCTGGACGAGGTGGACGCCTATCCCGCCTCCGCTGATGAGGAAGGCGATCCGGTCACGCTTGCCGAGGCACGGACAACAACCTTCGCGCACCGGCGCAAGGTGTTCATGGTGTCGACACCGACTATTCGCGGGTTGAGCAGGATCGAGCGGGAGTTTGAGGCCAGCGATCAGCGGCGGTATTTCGTACCCTGCCCGCATTGTGGTGCGATGCAGTGGTTACAGTTCGAGCGGCTGCGCTGGGCCAAGGGACAGCCAGAAACGGTGGCGTATCATTGCGAGGCCTGTGATAAGCCCATCGCAGAGCACCACAAGACGCAGATGCTGGAACGAGGGGAATGGCGCGGTACAGCGGTTTCCGACAACCCTCATGCGATAGGCTTCCACCTCTCTGCGCTCTATTCGCCGATCGGCTGGAAAAGCTGGGAGCAGATCGCGCGGGACTGGCTGGCAGCACAAGGCTCGGACGAGATGCTGCGCGCCGCGCGCAACACGCTCTTGGGCGAGACATGGGTGGAGAGCGGTGAGGCACCAGAATGGCAGCGGCTGGCAGATCGGCGCGAGGTGTTTGCCGCGCAGGTGCCCATAGGTGGCTTGTTCCTCACCGCCGGGGCCGATGTGCAGAAGGACCGGATTGAGGTTGATGTCTGGGCTTGGGGCCGCGGGCTGGAAAGCTGGCTTGTCGATCACATCGTGATACCGGGCGGGCCAGATGATCCCGCCTGCTGGGACAAGCTGACCGCGCTGCTGGGCCAAACATGGACGCATGAGAACGGTGCGATCATGACGTTGGCGAAGCTGGCAATCGACACCGGCTACGAGTCCGCCGCCGTCTACGCCTGGGCGCGCAAGCAGGGCATTGCGCAGGTCGCACCCGTTAAAGGCTTGGAAGGCTTCAACCGAGCGACGCCAGTATCGGGACCGACCTTTGTCGATGCCACTGTGAATGGACGCAAGCTCAAGCGCGGGGCCCGGCTCTGGACGGTGGCCACTGCCACCTTCAAGGCCGAGACCTATCGTTATCTGCGCATCGAGCGCCCGAGCAATGAAGATCGTGCACTGGGCGTGACTGATCCTGCTGGGACGATCCATCTGCCAGACTGGGCTGACAGTGAGTGGCTCAAACAGCTGGTGGGCGAACAGTTGGTTACGACCCGCAACAAGCGCGGCTTTGCCCGTCAGGAGTGGCAAAAGCTGCGCGAACGGAATGAGGCGCTGGATACCCGCGTTTATGCGCGGGCTGCCGCATGGATCCTTGGGGCAGATCGCTTTGACGAGCGGATGTGGCGGCAGTTGGAGAAGCAGGCGGGCGTGGAAACGAAAGCCATCACGCAAACCGCTAAGACCGATACATCGACCGAACCGCAAGCCGGGCGCATCAGCGGCCCCCGGCGGCGTGGCTGGAAAATCAGCACGCCCAAATACATGGAATGAGCATGACCCTCGATGATCTGAAACTCCGCCACAGCGCGCTGCTGGCCGCGCGTTACAGCGGCACGCGGTCAGTCAGCTATGACGGCAAGGCCGTGACCTATGGCTCGGACGCAGAGCTTGCTGCAGCGATAGGGGATATCGAACGGCGCATCGCCAAGCTTGAACGCGGCGCCGGCCGCATCTTACGCCCCTATGCCGTGAAGGACCTGTGATGAACTGGCGGCAGCGTTTGGGCGCTTTCATCGGTGGGTTCGATGCTGGCCAGCATCACCGCCGCCTGCGCGGATTCCAGGCAACGCGCGCGCATGTGAACGCGCTGATCGCAGCCTCGGGCCCCGACATCACCGCCCGCGCCCGCTGGCTGGTGCGCAATAACGGCTATGCGGTGAATGCCGTGGAAAGCTGGGCTGCTAATACCGTGGGCGATGGCATCAAGCCAATATCAAAAATCGGGGATGCGGTGCGCAAGGAAGAGCTGCAGCGTCTCTGGCTTGCCTGGACCGACGAGGCTGATGCGGAGGGGCTGACTGACTTCTATGGCCTGCAGCGCCGCGCCGCACGCGAAGTGTTTCTGGCAGGCGAAGTGTTCTTCCGGATACGCATTCGCCGCCCAGGCGATGGACTGACCGTCCCCCTCCAGCTGCAGATGTTGCCCGCGGAAATGTTGCCACTGGAGCAAACCGGCATCGCCGCGAACGGCAATGCCATCCGGCAGGGCATCGAGTTCGACCGGATTGGACGGCGGGTAGCTTATCACTTTTTCCGCCGCCATCCTGGTGACAGCACTGATCTGGGGTTGGCAGGGGAGATTGTTCGTGTGCCCGCATCTGAGGTCATCCATGTCATTGATCCTGTCGAGGGCGGTCAGCTACGTGGGGTCTCAAAGCTCGCGCCCGCCATCGTGAAGCTGTTCCTGCTCGATCAGTATGACGATGCCGAGCTCGACCGCAAAAAGGTCGCGGCAATGTATGCGATGTTTGTCACCTCGCCTGCGCCGGAAAACCCCCTTGCCCCTGCCGAGGATGACGAAACGCCTGCCGGGGTAGAAATCAGCCCGGGCCAGATTGTCCGGCTCGATCCGGGTGAAGATGTAACCGTGGGCCAGCCCGCTGACAGCGGTGGCACTTATGAGCCATTCCAATACCGCACATTGCTGCAAATCTCGGCCGCACTGGGCATCCCATACCCCTACATCGCCAATGACATGGTGAAGGGGAACTTCTCGAACTCACGGCTCGCCCTGATCGAATTCCGCCGCCGTGTCTCAGCCTGGCAGCATTCCGTTATGGTCTATCAGCTCTGCCGCCCCGTCTATGCACGCTGGATGGATGCGGCGGTCCTGTCGGGTGCGCTCGTCCTGCCTGGCTATGAAGCCAACCGGTCCCGCCTTTTAACTGCGGATTGGCTGCCCACGAAATGGGATTGGGTCGATCCGCTCAAAGACGCCAATGCTGAAATCGCCTCGATTGAAGCGGGGCTGAAATCCCGCACCCAAGCCATCGCCGAGCGTGGCTATGACGCCGAACAGGTTGATCGCGAGATTGCGGCCGAACGGGCCCGCGAGCGTACGCTGGGTCTTGATTTCCGCCGCCCGGGCTCGCCCGCACAGGGCGTACAGGCGGTACCGGTTAACGACGACGACAGCGAAGATGATGATGGCAGCGATGACAAAGCCGATGACGTGACAGCGCGGTCGCGCACCGAAGAGGACCAATCCTGATGCTCCATGCCCGCATTGCCGCGCGCGCGTTCAACACGCCGCTACTTGTTGAGCCCTCAAAAGCCATGGCGTTTCTGTCCGGCCTTGGGCCGCGCATCCTTGGGCGGCAGCTGGAAATGCCAGGCAGCGATGTGACCGACGCACCCGGTATCGCCGCCCTACCCGCCCGGGCTAGCATTCTTGCAGGGAACCTCGCCGAGCGCCTGCGCCAACATGGCGATGCACCCTACCCAGTTGTAGATGGCATCGCCGTGATCGAGATCGCGGGCGTGCTGATCCACCGGGGCAGCTGGATCGGCCAATCCTCGGGCCAGACCAGCTACGAAGGGATCGCGGCCCAGATCGAGGCCGCAGCCAATGATCCGGCCGTGCGCGGCATTGCGCTGGACATCGACAGCTTTGGCGGTGAAGTAGCTGGCGTTTTCGATCTGGCAGATCGCATTCGCGCCATTCGGGGCAGCAAGCCGGTCTGGGCCTTTGTCGCTGAACACGCTTTCTCGGCGGGATATGCGCTGGCATCTCAGGCCGATCGCATCCTGCTGCCACGCACCGGTGCGCTGGGAAGCATCGGCGTCGTGGTTATGCATGCCAATCTCAGCGGTCAACTCGATCAGGACGGGGTAACAGTCACCCTCATTCACTCCGGCAATCACAAGGTCGATGGCAATCCTTATGAACCAATGCCCGAGGGCGTGCGCGCAGACATCCAGCGCGAGATCGACGTGCTGCGCTTTCTGTTCGCCGAAACCGTCGCTGCCGGCCGCGCTGGCAGGCTTAGCCAGGAGGCAGCACTGGCGACCGAGGCCGCAACCTATCGCGGGGCGGAAGCTGTGAGCGCAGGTCTTGCTGACGAAGTCACCGATCTGGCGCGCGGCTTTGCCACCTTTCGGCAGATGCTGCTCAGCGCACCGATGCTCCCACCTGTGCGCACTCAGCGCGCATCCCTTCCTCAACCCAGACAGGAGGCAATCATGGCCACCAAGAACGAACCCGAAGACAGCCTACAGGACACAGGGCCAGACGAGATGGACACTGCGGATAGCGAAACAGATGCCGCCGATGCTCCACCTGCTACTCCGGCCACACAGCCCACAACATCTCAACTGCCCGCGTCATCGACGACAGCCGCCGTCCCAGTTGCAGCGCAATCCAGCAATCTGGCAGAATTGTCGGCGCAAATGCGCGAGGCGGCGGCGGAGATCGCCGATATTGCGGCGCAAGCGGGGCGCCTTGGCATCGCAATCGATGCAGCAAAAGCGCTGCGCGA